TTGGTGAAGCTCATTCGGTTTTCTTGGCTCGCGGCTTGCGTTGCTTTTTGACTGAAGCGGTCACTTCGGTTTGTTCTACGACAAGCGGTTGTGATCCACCTTCAGACGGAGCAACTGGCGACGGAGATTCAGAAGAATTGTCTTCAGTGTCAATAGCAGGTGCAGCACTAGCCGCAGGACGTTCTTTCTGAATCACAGAAATCTCAGAGACATCTACTCCGTATTTATCAGCGAGTTGACGCACAAACAAAGCTTGTTGGGCCTTAGCCTCAAGAGCAGAACGCCAATCAAGACCTCGCGCTCCGTAGACTTCATCGTAAGTCACAACACCGGCTTCAAGCTCTGCAAGTTGAGCCGCCGAGTTACGGCCAACGTCAACATTGGGCGAGCGCGGAGCAGTGATAGAAACTTCGTACCAGTCAGATGGAGCATCATTCAGAATCGGATCGCTCTTAATCGCGTACTCCATGACGTACTCGTAAATACGACGAGCAGCAGAAGCCATCACTTGATGACGCGAGCGGAACCAAACAGCGGACATATCTAAGGCTCCGCGATATACCGTTCCCTGCATAGACTCGGGATAAACCAAAACGTAAGGAATACCGACACCAGCACAGACTTTCTCAGTCAATTGCCGCCAGTACTCACGCATATTGACACCGGGACGCTCGGTGGCGAACTGCTCGAAAGAATCGCCGTTCTTGAGAACTTTAACTGAAGAACCAAACACCTGCTCGTAATACGTCTCGGCAGTGTTAGGAGTGACATTCGCTCCAATGCCAGCGCGGAGACTGGATGCTTGGATCTCACCGCTTACTGTCTTAACGATCTGAGCGACTGAAGCCCCAAGCTTGCAAGCCTCCATCTCCAGCTTCTGGAGGTCGTCGAGGTCGTGGAGATCATTGATAACCGCACTGACGAACGGGAGTCCGCGAAGTTGTCCGGGACGGTTAGGCTCGTAAATGTGAACGACCGAATCAGCAGGAATGGAGCGAACATCGACTAGATTTCCCTGCGTTTTCTCGGAACCAATGAAATAAGAAACAGCGCGTCCAGTCTTAGGGTCAAACCGGATACCGTCAAACACAGTCAGGTCAGACTCCATTCCCACCGGAGTTGCGATGGATTGAGCCTCAATCAACTGCAAGCGCGGTTTCCCGCTCTCTCCACGGGTAAGCAGAATGAAGCTTTCCCCATCATAAAACCACCCACGGGCAGCTTGACCCATGAGCGTCGAGAATGACTGACGGGAGCCGATATCGGGATATCTGCACCAGATATCGAACCACTTCTTAGCCTTAAGATTCCAAGCGGGATCGCTAGAAGCAGGTTGAACGGAGAACGAAGAGCCAACTGTGTAAGACTCAAACAGATCTCCCAATCTGTTCATTATCGCGTTGTTCTGTTCAAAGAAACGCGACTTTCGGACAATGGCTTGTCGGGTAGAACTGGTAACGTCGAAACGAGCAGACGTGTAAGACGTGTCGAGATACGAACGGCGCAAAGACTGACTCGCTCCCTCGTACTTGTTAGCAGGAGCAGCAAAGAGCTTCTCTCGGATGGTGGCTAGGATTCCCATTTAAGACATCCTTACAGTTGGCTCCCTGCGGAACTGAGTGAAATCTCCGTAGTAACGAGCGGTCGCAATCAAGATAGCACCAAGCATCTTGTTGTAGATCTGTAGGTCAGTCGGACTAGTGATTCCATCGCCAGACAACAAAGTCACAGCGTAATCGTAATCTCCCAACAGAGATTCCCACATTTCCAACATCTCAATTGGAGCTGCAGTCCCCTTTCCGGGTTCAGCGAATTCAACTGAAACGTCACTGCTAGAGGTCTGTCTGACAATCTGACCGGACTCTTGCGAATTAGCCGAGACCGTCAACTTAGCGGTCAACGCTTCCAGCAGCGTCAAAGCACCTTTGCTTGCGTAGGTTGTACGCAAGTAAGCTCTCTTTGTCGCTACTGTGTAAGTGAACACTTGCGCGGACTATCCACAGAGCAGCGAGTCTGTCAACCACCAGAAATTTCTGCGGTGCTGGACGCCAGATCATTCCACAACATCACCATTGCCAATTGCATAAGCTCGCAGTCGTGCAAGTGATCGGGCCAGCGAGTGTTGCGCTTGCACCAAAGATGTTTGATTCGACCCGCTCTGTTAGCCGTTGGCTTCAAAACGTGAGAGTCCAAATGCTTCCAGTATGTGTCAGCATCAGCCGCAAATGCTCCTTCAGCCTCAAGCGGTGCAGGTAGGCTGCAGACAGTCCATTGGTTAGAATCAGAGCCTTTGCGGAGCCGCTGAAGCACTTCTCGCATATGCTCGGTGTCGAACACCAGCAGCGGTTGAACCGCATCGGTTCGCATTGAGGTTGAGGTTGTGATGCCGAACGGATGGATTGCTCCGGTCTTGCTGGTGAATCTTGCTCCAGTCTCTCGACCTTTCATTGGGAGCCAACCGATCAACATCGGCTTGCGGAGGCCGCCTTCGGGCGGGTACCGGAGGCCGCACGGGTAGGTTATCGGGTTGCTGCTTATTAAAGAGAACCCGCCACAAGCGTCGTAAACGGCTTGTGTATTAAAGCCAGAATCAACTCCAACATCCATGTCATGCACGTTGTATTGCAGTTGAACCCGTCGAAGTGCTGCGAAATCGTCAGCGTGACCGGCAGCAACCAAACGCGAGTTGCCTTTGCTCCACTCTCGGCAGACCCACCAAATAAACGGTGCGGCGGCTTGAACGTCAGCGGTTAGGTATCGTCGAGCCTCTGGCAGACCCGAGTCCGAGACAACTTCGACCCGCTCTTGCTGGCTGTCTTGATTCTCCCACGGTTCCGCGAGCATACCGTTCACAAAACCCTGAAGCCCCATCATTGAAGCTTTGGCTTCCAAGAATGAGACAGCCAAATGACCCCAAGTGCATTTACGATCCGGTGAGTAGAGGCTCGACAGGTGGTAAGAGCGAACGCTTGGGAGGCTCGCTTGATTTTCAGAAATCCACTTACCGTTTCGTAACCCTGCAACCTTCTGGCTGTCAGATATCTTTCCCTGACAAAGCTGGCAGACGTAGTGAGCGGATGACCGAATGCGCTGCCAGTCGGGTCGTCCGTCTTCAGTCTTCGCGTTGTCCCAAGTCACTTGCCGCCACTCCAGCTTGATATACTCAGAGCAATGCGGACATGGGATATAATACCGTCGCTGGTCTCCTCGTAGGAACCGCTGCCAGATTCGACCCTCAGAAGTTGTGGGAGTGCTGGTGAAGAACGCTTTGGAACTGCTGAACGCTTTAAGTCGCTGCTCTGCAAGGTCCAATGCATCCGCTTCTTTGGCTGTCGCCTCTGCGAATTTGTCCACTTCGTCAGCGACCAAGATTCGGACGGGACGAGACGCCAGATTTGCCGGTGAGTTGGAGCCGACAAAAGTGAGTGTGCAGCGGTCAAATTGCTGCTCCAGATTGGTCATCTGGTCCTTATCCGCAGGGAATCGCTTAACCAGCGCGGGGCAGTCTTCAAGCAGTGGGAGCCATCGACTCTTTGAAAAGCTGCGAGCGAGATTCTCACTTGGCATCAACCACAGCGTGGGACTCGGTTCTGTGTCGATAGCCCATGCAAGACCAGCCATGAGTGTTGTTGTTTTGGAGGTTTGTGAACCCCAACACAACGTGACCTCAGACACTGATGGATCTTTCCAGCATTCCAACGGCTCGCGGCAATAGGGTCTCACCGCAGTGCTGAATGGGCCGGGATGCTCAGTCTGCCGTTGAGTCAACGTGAGATTCGACTCGCTCCATTCAACCACAGTCTGACGTGGGGACGGGCGGTAGATCTGACGACGGAACTCTAGGATTTCACGCTCAAGATCTCGCATCAGAAAAGCTCCGTTTGATTGTCCACGATGCGGTGCCTTCGAGCCTCACTCATGCTCAAGAATGCCATGCGCTCTTCCACTCCATTCCATAGCTTGTTACGCAACTGCACGTCGCAACCCCACGTCGCATTCTCGTTGAAGATTTCAACCATCAGCACCAGACCGTCAGGCTCCAAGTGCAACACTCCCCAGAATGGCAGCTTTGTGTGCTTGGTGATATCAAGCGCGGCTTGAAGCTTAGACCATGAAATCATCCATTCGTTGCTGTAGGTCGATTGCAGCTTCTCCAGTCCGTAGGCCCGAGATTTTACCTCATAGATTCCGGTGATTGTGTTGGTGTTCTGGTTCCAAATGAACCCGTCGATGCGTGACGGTTTGTCGTCTGCAATCGGCAGGAATTTGAGAACGGTGTCACGCTCAATGGCTTTTAGAGCGATTCGATTTTGCCGCAGAGCCTCCAACCCTTGCGGCTTTTGGCAGTTCAAGATTTCCATCACGCCTTTTCAAGAACCGCCTTCTTGCCGGTGAAGTCTTCCCAACGCTTTACGATCACGTCGCAATACTTGGGATCAAGCTCCATGACAAAAGCTTTTCGTTTCATTTTTTCACATCCAATCAACGTACTTCCGCTACCACCAAACAAATCGAGTATGTTTTTGGCGTTTCTGTGGTTTGAAATGGCGCGTTCAGACAGCTCAACTGGCTTTTGGGTTGGATGAACATAGTTTATATCCTTTTTGACATTCCAAAGATCGGACTCGTCTTTTATATCTGAATCAATGTCTCCATTGAATAGACAGAATTCATGTTGGTGCCGATAATTGTTTCCCATTCCAAACACGTTTTTTGCCCAAACAATACAAGCTTTGTATTCAAGTTCTCGCTGCAAAGTTGCATAGAACTTCCAATTGCACCAGATGTAATAAGCTGGAGGATTAATTGCCTTAATTGTTCTTAACACTTCTCCAATAAATTGATCAAAATCTTCTTTTGTAAGATTGTCATTTGCAATAACATCGTGCTTTCCTGATCTCCCATTAAATGCCACATTATACGGAGGATCGGTGAATACCAAGTCCACTTTATTTCCATTCATCAATCTGATCACAGCATCGATGCTCGTACTGTCACCGCACATCAGCCGGTGATTCCCAAGAATCCAAACATCTCCAAGCTTTGTGATCGGCTCGACTGGAACTTCTGGAGTCTGGTCTGGATCGGTTTCTCCTTCGACAACTTCTGGTTCAAGCAACTCAGCAAGCTCATCATCCGAGAATCCGGTGAGACCCATGTCAAAACCATCTTCCTGCAAAGACTCCAGTTCAGACCGCAACATCTGGTCGTCCCATCCAGCATTGAGAGCCAGCTTGTTATCGGCAATGACGTAGGCTCGGACCTGAGATGGAGTTAGGTGTCCGAGTCTGATGCATGGAACTGTTTCAAGCCCAAGCTTCTTTGCCGCCATAACTCGACCGTGACCGGCAATGATTGTTCCATTTGCATCAATCAAGACTGGATTGGTGAATCCAAACTCTCTGATGGAACCGGCAATCTGCGAGACTTGCTCGTCAGAATGCGTTCTGGAGTTGCGAGCATAAGGAATCAGCGTTGAGACCGAGACCTGTTCGATTTGGTGTTGTGTCATTTCCAAGGATCTGTCTGGTGGAGTGTCTTAAGGCAAACTTCCTGAACCCATCTTTCCAATTCGTTCTCGGCGTGTTCTGGATCGTGAGGAGCAATTCGACCTGCAAGCTGTTTCGGCATCGACTTCAGCAGTTGAGCAACCGCTCCATCGTGGTCTTGCATGGTCTTCTTGACCCAATCACCGGAGACTAGCCGCTTCTCTCGTTCTGCGAGGTCGAGAACGTCTTTGCGAGCGTTGATAAGATTCTTTGCTGCGGTCGCGTGAACCGAGACCATACGGGCGGCATCCAGAGACTTTGAGCGTAGCGATTGAACCGCGAGACCGTAAGAAGCTCGCTCAATCTGTTTCTGGCGTTCGTATGCTCCCTGCGGAGTGCTTTCGGCGACAATGGAAGGGTTGACTGGGGCTTCTGATTCTGGAGGCCGATACGGTCCCTCAGAAGGCTCTGAGCGAATATGGCTCGCTTCAATAGCAGCTTTGCGACGTTGAGCCGATGACCCACGCCAAGCGTCTGCTGCCTCTGCCGAATCCAAAGGCATACCCTTTGAAACCAACTGAGAGACTCGACCTTTGGT